GCCTTTGATAAAAGGAACAATCTCACAGCGTAAGCTAGTGATGACTTTCCTAAATATCACAAGGACTATCGATCCAAAGAAAGGTGAGGATATACCAATAGATCTAACGACTATTACGAATCCATTCACCGGAACAAGGAAATTACTTGATTCCGTTGAAATCGATTCAGCAATAGCCAGATTAGATCTAAAGGTGAACCTGCCAGAATGAAGTGTCGATGATCTGGACCTTATTACTAAGGCAGGACCCAATGGGCCAGCGACGAAGTCAGTATTGAAAACAATTAAAAATTTCAATATGGCTGAATTGCTGCCTATTGCGGCCATGGCTAGTAATAATTTCTTGAAGTGATTCAAGAATCTTTACTCCAATAGCCCCGATGTAAAGAGTTGAACTGAAAGTGATAGATCACCAAAGTTAACTCATTACACTCGAAGGTTATCGGTAGTAAAGGATCCAGAGTGTAAAATGAGAATAATAGCTATTTTTGACTACGTATCCCAGAGTTTACTGGAGATACTATCAAAACAGCTATTTAATAATCTTGAGAAAATTCCTAGTGATAGGACATTTAATCAAGATCCTCATTTTACACACGTCGAAATAGACCATAGTCAAAAACTATGATCTATAGACTTGACAGCAGCCACTGACAGATTTCCAGTTTCTCTGCAAAAGCAGATCCTAAGCAAATTAGTAGGACCTGACTATGCTGAGAATTGGAATATCCTTATGACTGGATCACCCTTTAGACACCCATACGCTGAAGAGGGAATGTATTATTCCGTCGGACAGCCTATGGGAGCTAAAAGTTCATGACCGATGTTTACTTTAAGCCACCACATTGTGGTGCAATGTGCAGCACTTAGAGCTGGATGAGTCAAAAGATTTGATTCATACATACTACTAGGTGATGACATTGTCATCAACAATGATAAAGTGGCTGAAAAGTACATCGAAATTATGAAAGAGTTAGGGGTTGAAACATCTGAGTCAAAAACACATGTATCTTCTGATACATATGAATTTGCCAAAAGATGAATCAACACCAAACAGGGTGAAATAACAGGTGCTCCCTT